CTCAGATACTGGAGTACCAACTTCTTGTCCGTGTTCTGGGTCACTTTCTAATACTAAGTGACCGACACCGAATGTTGGGTAACCTAAGTGATCTTTATATATTTCATAAACGACACCTTCATCGACCTTTAAGGTCTCAAATACTGCTTCTCTATTCATCTATTGCGTCCTTTGTATCTCCATTATACATTAATTGTATTACCTCTTCCAGCTCCTTTTTTAATCTTCCTTAAAAGATCTCGATAGTCTCCAGAAGTTTTTGAAATTGCATCACCTCGCATCGATATGATGTCTGGTTTTGCATTTATTATCTGTTCATATTTACCTGAGTCAAGTTTCTCTTGTCTCTGTGAAATAGAACAAAATTCTTCAGTTACTTCACCTGTTTCTTTATTTCTAAAAGTATACGTTGGCATTAGTCAACCGATTTAAGTAAGCCAGGAAAAGCATCGTTAATTGTTGCTTTTGTTAATCCAGCAAAACCTTCCTTATCCTTCATCTTAACTAGATAAACAGCTTCCTCTGGATGGACTGATTCTAATAATCCTATGAACATTTGTTCTCTTTTGTAGTCTGGTAAATCTTTTCCTTGACCACCTTTAATGAAGTAAGAGTACTCTTTGTATCGTCTTAGTATTGAAGACGGTGCTGACTCTGGTTTATTTGGTTGGTACGGAGGTGCACCTTTAGGTAAGTTAAACTCTAGCGTATTATCATAAGCACAGCGTATCGTATCTTTTAACGCCCAACTTTCGTTTTTCTTAAGTAGTTCAACTTTGTCTTTTTTACTTGCAGCAACTTCAATCTTTTGTAAGACTTCCCATATTGCTAAGTTTACTTGATAAGCCATAATATTTTCACCTTAGTTTTTTCCTATTGTATCACAATTTACGGTAATTGTACAACCTTCTTTTCAATTAAAATTTGTCTATTTTTTAGATGCTCATCTTCGATATCATCTTTCGATTGACCATGATAAGCAACACCGACATGATCAGCAATCATTTTTGTGCACAGAGTAGTATCACCTACTTTAAAGTCAGCAAGTATTCTACCAAACTTTCCTGTTCCATCTTTAAATGTAATCAGCGTTTGTGTACTTCCTGTTGGTAGATGTCCTTTGACATATGCTTTTGCATAATTACCAAATACTTTTTCTACTTTATCTCTGGTTCTTGATTCAGGTGTATCAATACCCATGAATCTTACTCTTTGATTTCTCAACCAAACATCAAAACCTAGATCTATATCTATATCTGCAGTATCACCATCTATAACTTTTTTGATGACACACTTATAACTATAATCCATTATTTTACCTCATATAATTGTAGACCTCTCGTTCCATCATAAACGAATGCGTCTAATCCTGTGTTGTTAAGTATATGAAATGCTTCATCTATTGTGTTAAGTATTGGTTTACCTTGCACATTAAACGATGTGTTTAAGAGAACTCCACCGTGATGTTGAAGAATCTCATATAAAATCTTATTTTGTCCCTTTGTAACTGTTTGTACTCTCGCAGTATTGTCGACATGTGTTACGGCAGCTAATTTCTCCTTATGCTGTTCTTTTACTTCTAAAGCAAAACTCATGTATTGCATGTGATGATAATTGCCTGACATAAAGTATTTATCTACGTCTTCCCTTTTACAAATAGGTGCAAATGGTCGATACCATTCTCTAAACTTTACTTCTGCATTCAGTTTATCTTTCATTCCAGGAATTGATGGATCACATAAAATCGAGCGATTACCTAATGCTCTTGGACCAACTTCTGAGTTACCTTGAATGAGACCAATGATCTGACCTTGTTTTAATCTATCAGCTATATCTTTCTCAGTTACAAAATCATGTTTTGTATAGTATTCATTTAGTTCATCGAGTATTGGTAGTCCAGCATAAGTAGCATCAACTTTATTTCTGTCACCATCGTTTCTCAATCGATACTCAGCTAATGTTCCAAATGATAATCCTCCATCTGCTGGATTCGGTGGAACATATAGGTCTATTTCTGGAAATTCATTTTTAATTCTTTCATTTACTAAAACGTTCAGAGCTACTCCACCTGAAAATATAAGTCTATTATCGTATTGCTCAATTTTGTTATAGTGCTCTCTAATTTTATCACATACTATTTCTTCGATAGCGACTTGTAAATTCTTAGCAAAGTCATAACCATCTTGTCCTTTTAAATGTGCAATGTCGCCTGGTTTTATTGGATCAGTTTTTGTTTTCCACCAATGTCCACTATCAGTTTCTTTTTCTACTAAAATTTTTGTTCTTTCTACAACTGCAATATCATAATACAAATCAGGTTGTACACTTGGAAATATTTCTTTTAAAAATTTTAGAGACATAAAGCTTTCTCTCTTTACTTTTCTACTTCCACGATAACCAATTACTTCATTATTTAAAACATTGTCATTGATTAATAATTTTAATTCATTTTTTAAATCTTCATTATAATTTCCATAAGCAGATAATCCCATAACCTTTCCTGCTATGTCTAATTGATTATGTGTACTCAAAGCAACGTCTTCAATAAATGAACCTAATAGATTCATATTCCTTCCCATATTTGCATGACTATGCCATCTTTTTATAATGCTTCCATCGCTTTGAATAGTAAATCCATTAAATACACCATCATCTCCACCTCCATCAGCCGTAATAACATAAGCCGAAACAAATGGAGATTGTTTCCATCCACAATAAGCATGAGCTACATGATGAGGACATCCATTGACAACATTCTTTGTGTTGAGAGTATATTCAATCACTTCAGGATTTACTTGTTGATGGAAAAACCATCGATCTGGACAAGCAGTTCCATTGATTACCGTATGGAAATCATTTTCTATTCCCCAATATTTTTTTGCTAGTTCTAAAGCTTTAGGAATTGCTTCGAGCGGATTTACATATTCATCCCTAAATGGAAGGTAATGTTTTGTTTCCATACGAGCATGCTTAAGACCAAATAGTTTTTCAATTTCTACAATATGATATGAATTGTGTGCTGAGCTGTAGAAAGTTATGTTTGCGTTGTGACCTGGATAGATCGATATAATATTTTTATTCATTTGTTAAATGTTTTGAGTGAATTTTACATCCGATGAACTCATTATAATAATCATCATTAAATAATACACTTCTATCTATTTGTTCTTTAATTTCATAGTAAGAGCAATCTGCTCTCTTTTTACAAAAGTGCAATATTTCTCTGTGATAGTTGTCTGGATTTTGTGCAACGTTTTCTTGTAGTTGCTGATTAGACCCATAATATTCCTTCCAATCAGATTCGACGATCGATCTTCTTTTTCTTTTTTGCCCTTTTAAAGGTGGAAGTGTTTTCTTTTTCCAAAAGAATTTTTTACCTACATACTTTTTATTTGTAGATTTTTCTGTTATGAGATAGACGAATCCATACCAATCATCAATAGGACCTTCAAAAGGTTGTTCATTATAATACCACATCGAAAATATTTATTCATGATTTAAGTTGATGATTTTTGCCTCCTCTCCACACATGCAACAGAAAACTGGCATTTCATCAACATTATAAACTGTAAGATGAGTATTTGTCTCACAGTAATCACAGTTTATTTCATATTCGTATTCTTCCACTACGCAGCTCCCCAAACATCATCCCATTTTCCAGTGAGTGCACCTCTTGCATAATCGGTTGCTCGATTCTCAAAGAAGTTTGTATGAGTAGGAGCATTAATCATTTCTTCTACCCAGAGTAGTGGATTTTTCTTAACTTTAAATATTCCTTTCATACCTAAAGCAATTAATCGTCTATCAGCAATGTAACGAATGTATTGCTGTACATCTTCCTTCTTAAGATCTTCCATTGGACCCATTGCAAATGCTAAGTCAATGAATTTATCTTCTAGTTCTACCATCTTTGTAGCGATGGTGTATATCTGTCCCTTCAGTTTATCATTCCAAACGTCCAAGTTTTCCTCGACATATTGTCTGAAAAGTTTTATCATGGCTTCACAATGCTGTGTCTCATCAACGATAGACCACGTAACAATTTGACCCATACCTTTCATCTTTCCATGTCGAGGAAAGTTCAATAGCATAATAAAAGAGCTGAATAGTTGCATGCCTTCGGTGAAGGCACTGAATGCTGCAATATTCGTAGCAATCGATTCTTTGGTTCCATTCTTACCAGATAGTTCCATAAAATACTCATGCTTATCTTTCATAGACTCATACTCAAGAAACTCATTATAGGTTGATTCGGGCATACCTAAAGTTTCGATTAAGTGTGAGTAGGCTGCAACGTGCAAAGCTTCTCTAGCAGCAAAACCTGCTAGCATCATTCTTACTTCTGGTTGAGGGAAGTAAGGTAAATAATTATTGACATAACCACCAGCTACATCAATATCTCCTTGTGTAAAAAATCTGAATATGTTTGTGAGAAAAGTTTGCTCTTCTTTGGATAATCTATTTTTCCAGTCCTTAACATCCTCAACCATAGGGACTTCTGTATGAAGCCAATGAGATTGTTCGTGTTTTAGCCACAGTTCATAGCACCATGGATAGTTAAAAGGTTTAAAATATGTTCGTTCGTCTGTTAGTGCCATGTCACCCCTCACATGCGAGACAATCTTCATCGTTAACCAATGCTGTCATGTCTATTTCTTTAATTATTTGTCGTTCTATTCTATTTGTAACTTTATCAGCTTTTCCAACTTTTTCAGATCGACAATAATATAGCGTTTTACATCCATGTTTCCATGCCATAAAATGTACAGCATGTAAATATTTTATGTTAACGTTAGGTCTAAAGAATAGATTTAGCGATTGCGCTTGATCTATGTACTCTTGTCTATCAGCTGCATGTTCAACTAACCAACGTTGGTCAATCTCCATTGCAGTCTTAAAGACATCTTTTTGATAATCATCAAGGAATGATAAATGTTGGACAGATCCGTCGTTCGCTATAATTGAACTCCAAACCTCATCTGAATTTAGTTTCTTATCTTTCTCACAGCATTCGTCAATTAATGCTACGAGATATTTATTCTTATTAAGAAAAGCACCAGACATTGTATCTTGTCTATATGCATTTGCTCTCCATGGTTCAATGCTTGGTGAGGTATTACCCATTATGATTGAACTGGATGCATTCGGTGCAATGGCCATAACATGTGAGAATCTAAAACCAGTACCTTTTGCATCTGGTGCCTCACCTCTTTCTTTACCTAATTCTAAGTTAGCATTATCTAATCTCTCACGAATTAATTTAAACATTCGTAAGTTTGCACCTTTGGCCATTGGTCCTTCAAACGCAATACCTTTTCTTTGTAGATACGCATGAAATCCTAAAGCACCGATACCAATGGATCTCTCTTGTGATGCTGAATATTTTGCTCTCTTGACTGAGTCAGGTGCTTCATCAATAAATTGTTGTAGGACATTGTCCAACATTTCAGCAACGTCTTTTAGAAACTGTGGATCTTTACTCCATGCATCGTAGTGCTCTAAGTTAACTGATGATAAGCAACATACAGCAGTACGATCTACACTTGTTGGTAGAATAATTTCAGAGCAAAGATTAGATTGATGTATCTTTAATCCTTTATCTTTTAACCATTGTGGTAATTCTTTATTTGATGTATCAATAAAATGTAGATATGGTTCACCTGTTTCCATACGTAATTCAAGTATCTTTTGCCATAATGCTTTAGCTGATACTGTTTCACGTATTGCACCACTATGAGGATCAATTAAGTTCCAAGAATCATCCGCACTAGGATCGACCATACACCTTTCAATGAGTTCCATAAATCGGTCAGAAAGGTTGATGCCATGGTGCATGTTGAGGCATCTAACATTGGGGTCGCCTGTAGGCTTACGCATCTCAAGGAATGGTATAATATCAGGATGAGAAATATCCAAATAAGCAGCGTAAGACCCACGTCGAGTCCTTCCTTGACGATAAGCCAAAGAACTCGCATCGTAAATCTTAAGATGAGGCATAACGCCAGTAGACTTATCGTCAGCACTACGTATTCCAAAACCAATTCCAACTCCTCCTCCCAACATTGAGAGCCAATTTGTTTCACTCAAATTTTGGACCAAACCTTCTGCAGTATCTTCTATATAGTTTAAAAAACATGAGATAGGCTGTCCTCTTCTTGATCGACCATAAGATAAAATTGGTGTTGAATATGATAACCAATGTTTACTTGCATAGTCATAGAGTCGTTGAGCATGTTCTGGATTAGAACCAAATTGTTTACTCACGAAAGCAAAGCGATGTTGAGGAGAAGTCTCATCCTCTTTCATGTAACTTTCTTGTAGTCTTTGTATGCCAAGCTTATCAAATAGCTCATCACGACTCAAATCAATTTCAATATCTAAATAATTTTGCTTAGCCATTAGTTCTCCATTGTATCACAGTCGTGATTAAAAGTACAACTGTT